GACGGAGGGGGAGAGCGACCGCTCCCCCGACGAAAGCTCCGGTTCGCAAACTTCTACGAAATCGGCGGCGCCCTCGGGTTCACGCCGCAGGAAGTCGGCCGTTGCTCCATCTGGCAACTGATGGCCGCCTATCGCGGATGGCGGAAGGCCAACGGCAGCGATGACAAAGGAGCCGCCCCGTCCGACGCTGAGTTCGAGGCTGCAGTGGCGGCGGGAACGTAATCTCGCTCGCTACTGTGCAGACTCGTGCGTGACGCCTTCGCAGAGGTCATTCTCATCGAACAGGAGAGCGACGTGGTAGCCGCCGGCCTGGTTGACCATCTGCCATTGAAGTAGCGTCTTTCCATCCCCTACGGCGCTGACAGATTGAGGCGCTCCCACGGCGCTGATGATTTCAGCACGAGACTTTCCGGAAAGATCGCCCAACGCAGCGAACTTTTGCTGAAGGCTTCCGATCTGGGAGCCGGCGACCATCGCGCCGATCACTCCTGCAAGCACAACCGCCCCGATCCCTATCCAAATGAATTCCACAGCGCATCCTCCTGCCAAGGCTGCGCAAGGTAGCAGCGTTTTTCGGAGGTGCCAGTGGCCGAAGAGATTGACCGCCTGTTGGTCCGAGTTGAAGCCAACGCGGCTCAGTTCGAAGCGCAGATGAAGAAGATCAACAAGGCGTTGTACGGTTCGCAGTATGCGACCCAGCAGGCGCTGAAGAAAATCAAAAGCGAAACGGCCGCCGCCGCCCCGCAGATGTTCAAACCCATCGGCGACAGCTTCAAGCGCGAGATGGCGGGGCTGGCTTCCGGTCTGGCTGCGGCCTTCACCACCCAGCAGGTCATCAAGTATGCGGACGCCTATACCTCGCTCCAGAACCGCCTGAAGGCCACAGGTCTAGCAGGCGAAGCGCTCAAGCGGGTCGAAGACAGCCTTTACGAAACGGCCAACCGCAACGGCATCGCCGTGGCCGCGACCGCAGAGCTGTATCAGCGGGCTACCATGGCGCGGGACAATCTGGGCGCCAGCGAGCAGCAGCTTCTCGACCTGGTATCGGGCACCTCGGCCGCCCTGAAGGTCCAAGGCACATCGGCCACGGAGGCTAGCGGCGCTCTACTGCAACTGGGCCAGCTTCTGGGCGGCACGAATGTCCAGGCCCAGGAATACAACAGCCTGATCGACCAGATGCCCGTGCTGCTTCAGGCGGTGGCGAACGGATCTGACCGGTTCGGAGGCTCGATAAACAACCTGACTAAGGCTGTGAAGGACGGGAAGGTCAGTTCGCGCGAGTTCTTCAACGCTGCATTGGTCGGCCTGAAAGCCGTCGAGACGCAAGCGGGTTCCGCGACGGTCACGGTCAGCGCGGCCCTGCAGACCCTGAACAACGAGCTTGGCCGGTTCGTGGGACAGACCGATGCGAGTCTCTCTATCACCGAGAGGATGGCGCAGGCGATCCTCGTCCTGGCCCGCAATCTGGACACGGTGCGGGACGCCGTGACTGTCGCGGCGACAGTCATTGGCACAACGCTCGCGTCACGGGCCATCGGAGCCGGGATCGTCAGCTTTACAGCTTTGCGAGCGCAGATTGCTTTGACGAACGTCCAGTTGATGGCGATGGCGCTGCAATCTGGCGTGGCGGCCGGCGGCATCACACGACTCTCGGTCGCCGGAGCCGCCGGCGCCGCATCCATGCGGGGGCTTTCCGCCGCGATGGCCTTTTTCGGCGGCCCCATTGGCCTCGCTATCACCGGTCTGGCCGCCGGCGTGGCGCTGCTTGCCGTCAACTCAGGACGGGCCGCCCGCGAAGCGAAGGAGCTGGCGGACGAGGTTGCTCGCCAAGCGCGCGAGGCCGGGCTAGCTGCCGAGGAAACGGCACAGTTGAACGGCGAGGTTACGCGCGGCCAAGCGTGGGCTGCGGCCCTGACTGGTGAAGTGCACAAGCTGGCGGATGCCCATTTTCGAACTGCGGCAGGCGTAAAGGCAGAGCGGCTTGAGCGGATGAAGCTTCGCTTGGAAGAAGCAAACAAGACGCTCGACGCGACAAGAGAGGCCTACGAACGGCGACGTCGCAACGATCAGGGGCGAGCGGCAGCGCCGGCAAGCGCTTACGTAGATGCTTATGGGCGGCCGACGGGTGAGGCTGCCCTGACTGCTGCCCAGCGCACCGTCGCGTCGGAAGAGTTCAAAAACCTGAGCGCCCAGACGGCGACCGTCCGGGCGCTCACCGACAGCGTCAACAAGACGCTGAACTCTACCCTGGACCAGTTTGTTCTCACCGGCGGTGGAGGCGGTTCGGGCGATAGTGACAGCAGGGGTTCGAAGTCATCCGGGCCTTCGCCTGAAGACCTGGCCCGCCAACGCGAGCTGCTATCGCTCCAGAGCCAGATCGAATTGCTCCGAGCGCAGGGGAATGAGGACGCTGCGCGAGCTAAACAGCGCGAGCTCGATGTTCTCAACCTGACGAAGCAGCTGACCGATGCAGGGGTCTCAAACGCCCAGGAGGCTGCAAAGGCGCACGTCGGAGCGGTTGCAGCCGCAGAGGACGCGGCGAGGGGCTTGGCAATCCTTTGGGAAGGCAACCAGAAGGCCCTGGATGACCTTGAGGCTGCTAACCAGCGCTCGAACGATCAACTCCTCGATCGCCTCGGCTATGAGGCCGAATTAGCCAGTCTTCGGGGCGATCCCGTCGCCATTCAGGCCAAAGAACGTGAGCTTTGGATTGAAGAGCGGATCAACGCACTTCTGTCTCTCCGTCCAGGCCTCACCCGCGATGCAGCGCGCGGGATTGCTGAGCAAGAGCGCGGTGGATTGGACGCCGCCACCCGCGACGGCGAACGCAACTATCAGGCCCGCAACATGGCGCGGGACTTCGTGGACGTTCTGGCGTCCGATAACTGGGCCGAGGCTGCCGGCCGCAAGTTCCGCGACGCCGCCTTCGACAACCTTGAAGACCTGCTGGCCACCCTGTTATCCGGCATCACCGGCGGCCAGGGCGGCGGAAACTCGATCGGGTCGATGATCGGTTCGGCTCTCAGGAACCTGATCCCCGGCTTCTCGGCGGGTACGCGCAGCGCGCCGGGCGGCCTGTCCTACGTCCACAAGGGCGAAGTTCTGGCCAACCTGCCGAAAGGCACATCGGTCATTCCGGCGCACGCAGTCCGCGCGATGGGCGCGCTGACCAGCCAGGCGCAGTTGCGCGCGATGCCGGCGGCCCAGCCTGCCGTCGTGAAACTGGTGGTGGACGAGGGTGCGATGTTCTCCGCCCGCGTCGCCGAAGTGTCTGGACCGATCAGCGTCCAGACGACCGTGCAGGGCGTCGCCACCGTCCAGGACCAACAGCGCACGAACGCGATGCGCCGCAGACAGAGCCTCGTCGGATGATCGAACTTCCCGCTTGCCCTCCGATCAAGGAGGCAGTTCCCCGCTATGTCAGCTTCGGAGTCGATCAAGACCCGATCCTGGGCGGCCCGCAGTCCAAGGTGCTGCGCATGGGGGATCGCTGGGCCATCGACGTGGAGACCTATCCTGCCGAGTACGCCGAGCATGGGATGAAGTACCTGTCGCGGCTGGTGCGCGGGCTGAAAGAGACGGTGCGACTGGCCTTCCCTGAGCCCGGCGTGAAGCCCCGGTCCTACGGTTCGCCCGTCGTCGCCTCGGCTGGTTCGGCGGGTACGTCGCTGCCTGTCAGCGGCCTGATCCCCGGCGACGTGATCCGTGAGGGCAAGTTCTTCTCCATGATCATCGGCGGCGAGTCTTACCTCTATCAAGTCGCGGCCGCGGACGTGGTTGTCGGCAGCGGCGGCACAGCGACCTTGCAGATCGAGCCGATGCTGCGGCGCCAGCCGCCAGCAGGAACCGCCCTGGATTTCGAGCCCAAGATCGAGGGTTTCGTTCAGGGCAACGAACAGGCCTGGAACACGAGCCGGTCGAAGTACCTGCCGTTCCGCTTCACCATCAAGGAGCGCGCCTGATGTCCATGTCCCCGGCCATGCTGGCCGCGCTCCAAGCCCGCAATCCCCTGCTGGCCCACTTCCTCGAAATCGAACTGCCCGGCCGGACGATCCGGCTGCTGGACGGCTCTGGCTTCGCGAGGTGGGGCGACAAGGTTTTCACGGCCGAGGACGCCGATTTCGGCAAGATCGCGGGCTTCGGCGAGTTCACCGAGGCCGAGGGCACCGAGGCTCCCCGCCAGACTGTGCAACTGCTCCCGACCGGCAACGCCGCCATTGCCGCCCTGACCGCGCCCAGCGCCCAGGGCTCGCCCGTCACCATCTACGCCGCCGCCATCGATCGCCAGACCGGCCAGGTCATCGGCGAGCCGGACGTGCGCTTCGTCGGGGAACTGGACGACGCCGGGTTCAACCACGCCCAGAACTCGTCACTGCTGGAGCTGGAGCTGGCGACGATCTGGGAGCGGTTGTTCGACGACAACGAGGGGCACCGCTGGAACAACGCCTTCTGGACCTCCCTGTTTGGGCCTGGCGCCCGCGCCTTCGAACACACCCCGAACGTCGGGGAGCAAACCTATTGGGGCTACAACGGACCTTCGAAAGGCTCGGGCGGCTCATACGGCGGCGGCAACGGCTCCATCGGCGGCGGCAACGACCACGCGAGATACGACCAGGTATGACAGAGCTAGATCTGCGGGTGGCCGCCACGGAAGCCACCCTCGCCCGGTTCAACGGCCAGCCGTTCGTTCTCGGGTCGATGGACTGCGCCCGTATGGCGGCGTTCCACCTGAAGCAGTTGGGCTTCAAACCGTCGCTGCTCAAGGGCGGAGCCTACAGCACGCCCGTTGGCGCCCGCCGCGCGCTGAAGAAGCTGGGCGTCTCCTCGCTCGCCGAGATCATGGACCAGCACTTCCCCCGCTGGGACGCGCGAGCCGAGGCCCGCACCGGAGATATCTGCTGCGTCCCCGGCCTCGGCGGCATGGGCGACGCCATGCAGATCGTCCTGCACCGCAATCACGTCTTCGGGCCGCACGAGGGCGTCTTCGCCGAACTCGTCGCCATTGAACCCGGCATCGCCTGGAGGGTCGTTTAATGCCTGAGCCCATCAGCGCTACGGTCGCCTTCGTCACGGCGGCCTACTCTTCCGCCGTGGCTGCGACCGCAACAGTTCTGGGCGCGATGGGCACGGTTGGCGCTCTGGGCATGGGCGGCACCTACGCGCTGGCGGGCGCCATCGTGAAGGGCGGGATCATGATGGGGCTGTCGGCGGCGTCGGCCGCCCTACTCCGGCCCGACGTTCCCTCCAGCGGCACGACGCTCGACTTCAAGCCGGATCCGAAAGCCCCGGTCCGCGGCGCGATGGGATACACGGCTCTGGGCGGCAACAAGGTCTTTCAGGGTGCTTGGGGCTACAAGCATGTCGCCTTGTCGCTGGGCGTGGCGCTGTCGCTCGGCCCGATCGATCAGGTTCCACGCTTCGAGGCGGACGGCGCGACCGTCACCTTCAGCGGCCCGCAGAGCGAGGCGACCGGCTTCTACGCGGCCGACATGTGGCAGCGGACGACGCTGGGCCTGCCTGGCGATGCGGCCCTGCTTCCACCGACGGGGCTGAAGTACGGCAATCCCGGCCTGACGGGCTGGGGCACGCAGCACGCCGCGCCTCAGACCGCCTTCTCCTTCTGGACGATGGTGCTGGCGAAGAACCCGGAGGACCGGGACGTCTTCACCAACGGCGTGCCCGATCCGCGCTGGATCGGCCGCTGGATGAAGGTCTGGCAGCCCCGCAAGGACTCGACATATCCGGGGGGCAATGGCCCGCAGCGCCGGGATGACTGGCGGACGTGGGGCTGGTCCGAGAACCCCTATGACCATGCTCTCGCTTGGGTGCGGGGCCACTACAAGCTCAACCTCGACGGCTCCATTGACCGCACCAAGCGGATCGCGGGCGTCGGGGCGCCAGACAGCGCCATCGATATCCCGGCCTTCGTGGAAGGCGCCAACATCGCGGACGCGAACGGCTGGACGATCTCGGGCGAATGGTCGACGGCGGACGGCAAGTTCCAGACCCTGCTGGCCATGCTACAGGCGGGCGGCGGCGAGCCGATCAGCCGCGGCGCGCAGATCAGCGTCATGGTCAACGCACCGCGTGTCGCGACCTACACCTACACGCGCGATGACCTGATCGGGCAGGCCGAGATCCGGCCGCTGACGCCGCGCCGCGAGCGCAAGAACACCATCGTCCCCCGCTACAAGTCGGAGGCGAACGGCTGGCAGTACGTCCCGGCCGGCGAGGTCACGTCTTCCGTCTACCGCGAGGAGGACCGGGGCGAGCCGCGCTCGCTGGAGATCGAATACACCCACGTCCGCAACGCCAAGCAGGCGGGGCAACTGGCCGCCTATGATTTGGCGAACCTGCGCGAGGGCCTGACGGCGACCCTGCCGTCCAAGGTTCACCTGATGCACGTCCATCCGGGCGACTGCATCAATGTCGACGTGCCCGAACTGGCTCTGGCCGGTCAGAAGTTCATCGTCCGCCGCGCCACGATGAACCATCAGGCGGCGAGCGTGACGCTGGAGCTGCGCTCGGAGAGCGACGCTAAGCATGCCTGGGCGCTGGGGCAGGCTGCGCAACCGGCGCCGTCGCCCAGCCTGTCGGCTGTCGATCCCAAGTACGTCCCGCCGCCCGCTGCGGAAGACTGGACCGTCCTGCCCAAGCCGCCCGGCGACGGCGGCGTGTCGCAGCCGATTTTCGTCATTGAGGCGCCGGTCGAGACGACGGACATCGTGGCCGTCATCATCAAGCACGGCCCCAGCGCCTTAGGTCCCTGGACCGATGGCTATGAGGGCTCGCCGCGCGCTGACGGTCGTTATGAGGTCGCCGGGCTGACGCCGGGTCAGACCTATTGCGTCTCGCTCCAGTACGTCGCGAAGAACGGCGCCAAGAGCGATCCTGACATCAAATGCGGGATCGTGGCCGGCGACCTGATCGCGGGCGGGCTGGCGCCGGAAAGCCCGATCTGGGGCCAGTTGAACGACCTGACCAAGCAGGCCCTGCGCTCGGCTATCGAGGCGGTTCAGGCGCTGTTGGACGAAGAGCAGCGGCGCCAGATCGAGGTGAACGACATCCTCGACCGGCTGGGCCTCGGCTTCCTGCTGGACCCGGTGACGCGCACGGCGCTGATCAAGTCGGAGACGGTTGTCGAGGGCGTGGGGCCGGGCGGCCTGCCTGAGACGCTGGTGCAGATGTCGGCCCGGCTGGTTGCGGCGGATGCGGCCAACACGGCCAACACCGCGCAGGCCCTGATCACGGCCGAGGCCAAGATCAACGCGCTCCGGTCGGAGAGCTACGCCGCGTTCGCGACCTATAACGCGATGGGCGATGCAATCTCGGCCTCGGCATTGGGGCTGCGGTCGTGGACGACAAACGAGATTGCCGGGGCGACGGCCAATCTCGTTTCGTCCACCCAGATGGGGACGGCCATCAGCAACAGCGAAGTGTCGCTGCGCAACTGGACCAATGGCCGGATCTCGGAGTCGGTGACGGGACTGGCCAGCACGGCCTATGTCGCGGGCAGTCTGGCCACGGCCAAGGGGCAATGGGAGGCGTATGCCGACGACGCTGCGGCGCGGTCGATCGTCGGACTGGACTCGGTGGCTGCGCGAGAAGCGGCGCTAGGTGCGGCAGTGCTGTCGCTCCAGGCGTGGTCGGACGGCCGGTTCGCCACAAGTTCGGCCCTGCTGGCGGTGCAATCTACGGCCAACAACGCGTCGTCCACGGCGGCGCTGGCGCTGAACGCGGCGAACGGCAACGAGGCCTATGCGGCCCTGACCGTGGACGCGGGAAACCGTCTGACCGCGATGCGGATCAACGGCGTAACGCGCGCCATCGACTTTCTGGCCGAGACCTTCAACGTCACGGCCGAGCGCGGGAACGGCATCAGCTACAGCGCGGCCAGCAAGGTCTTCAAAATCTTCGGCGACGGCCAGAAGACGCTGATGAAGGCGTCTGGCGGGGTCCGCTTCTGGTCGGGTCCTACCTCCGTTCCGGATGGGTCGGAGACCGCTGAAAACGGGGTCATCGCGCTCGGCCCCGGCGTGCCAGGAGGAGGCCAGTTCAACGGTCTGACGTTATCGCGCCCTTTTGATACGGGCGTGGGGTCGGACACCGCAATCGTCATCCAGCCGGACACCTGGACGGTGATCGCCGAGACCTCCCTGCACTACATGCGAGAGGGCGTGTTCATGACAGCCGCCTCGATTGAGGCGCTGGTCTCGTCATCGACGGCCGACGGCAGCGTGAGCTGGGTCGTGGAGTCTGTGAACGCAGCAGGCGGTGATCCGGTCATCGTCGCACAGGGCGGCTTTTTGCTGCCCGCCAACATCATACCGTGGACGACAGGGCGTTCGGCCTATCTGCCGGGACTAGGCCGCCGCACCGGAGAGCGCCGCCTGCGCCTTAGCATCGCCTGGAGCAACCCCCCGGTGACCGGCGTGACGATCCGAAAAGCCCGCCTCTGGGGGCTTTACGCCGCCGAGCTCACGTCTTGGCCCAACTGAACCCACACCGCCATTTTCAACAGGAGACGCCTGCCATGGCTAAGACCCAACCGAAGCCCGAAGACCGCCTTGCCGCTTTCAAGGCCCGTGACGCCGAAGAGCGCAAAGCCCGCGCCGAACTGGACGCGGCGACGCTGGAGAAGATCGTCGCCCAGGCGGCCGTCGCCAAGGAAGCGACGCTGGCTCTCGAAGCCCTGTGCGGCGACTTGGTCAGCGAGTTCGGCCACCACGCCCTGAAGATGCAGGCGCCCGGCGGCGCGTCGGTGCAGATCGGCAATGTGTCGGCGCTGGCCGAACAGGGCCTGACCGAAGCCCGCCGCTTCCTCGACGCCCCGGAGGCCTGAGCCCATGTCGATGACGCCGGGAGAGCTGATCGAGCTTGCCAATCAGCTGCTGATCGTCGCCGGGCGCATCCCCGGCGTCATCACCGTGACCGGGCCGCCCTCCAACACCCTGGGCGCTATCGGCGCCTCTGCCTTCTGGGCCGAAGAGCGGACCTGGTATGGCCCCAAGACCGCTGAGGGCTGGCCGGACGGCGTGGTGGTGACAGAAGGACCTCAGGGCCTCAGCGCCAAGCAGATCGTCATCAGCGCCGGTCTGATGCCGGACGACGCCACGGACGCTCATTTCGCGGCGTGGCTTGCTGACGCCCAGATCGACAAGGTGCAGCCGTTGGTCGATGCGGCCGAGACAGCGCGGGACGACGCGCGACAGGCGCTGGCGGACACCGGGGCTCTGGCTGACCAGATCGTCGAGGACTCGACGCCGGACATCACGGTCACCGCCGTGGCCGGTGCGCCGGGGACACCTGCCTCCGTGGTTAAAGGCGGGACGCTTAAGGCTCCGACCTTTGAGCTGACGGTGCCTGGCGGCAAGGACGGCGACGACGGGGTGACGCCGAACGTCTCGGCCGAAGTGGCGATGATCGCCAATGGCCAGCCCGCCGTGGTGACGCGCAGCGGGCCGGACAGCGCGCCGGTCTTCACCTTCCAGCTGCCTCGCGCGGCGGACGGAGACGACGGCCGCGAGGTCGAACTGCAGCCCGGCGTCACGCATCTGCAATGGCGGTATGTGGGGGATGCGACCTGGACGAACCTGTTCGCGCGGGCCGACTTCAAGGGCGATACGGGCGAGAAGGGCGACGCCTTCGCGTTCGACGCCAAGCCCGCCGATCTGGCCGCGAGGGCGGCCTATGACGCCGAGCCCGAGGGCTTCACGGTCCTGGTGATGGACACGGGCACCGTCTATGCTCGCGTCAGCGCCACGGCCGGGGTGTGGTCCGACGGCTTCCCGTTCGGGCAGACCCAGAACGCCATCCTGACTGCGCTATCCGGACTGAGCGCAGCGCCGGGTCTGCTGTACCAGGAAGACGGGTCCACCTTCAGCAAACGCGCCATCGGCGCGGCGTCTGATACGGACGTGTTGGACCGTCAGGCGGCGGACGCTCGCTATCGGCGCCAAGGTCAGGCGGTGCCGCTAGCGGACGTCGCAGGCCTGCCCGACGCGCTGGACGAAAAGGCCGATGCGGCGGCGACGCTGGCCGCCCTGGGCGACAAGGCCCCGAAGGCCGAGACCTATACCAAGACCGAGGTCGACGCGAAGATCGTCTTCGCCACGGTCGCAGAGGTGCGGGCGGGCGCAGTAGACGGCAAGGTCATTTCGCCCAAGGTGGCGGCCGATGCTCAGGCCAATGTCGTGATTGCCCGCGCCGATGCGGCCATAGGGATCAACTTCGACAGCCTCATCAACGCGACGATCACGCTGGATGCGAACGGAACGCTTGGCCCGCCGTCGGGCGGCTATCCGGGGAAGAGCGGGGTTTTCAGCATCATCAACGCTTCCGGCACGGCGTCGCTGGCCGCCCATTCGTCCTATCGGATGCCCAAGGGCGGCATCACCATTGAGGGCGGTGTGAACGCCGCGACCCGCATACCGTACATGATCGGCGGCGCTGGGGCGGTGATCCTGTTCCCGGCTTCGAAGTGGAGCGCCTGATGTTCTTTCCTAATCCGGGGATCATGGCGGCGGGCGTGGGCGGGAAGTCGTATGCCGAGTGGGTCTCGTATGAGGAAGCTAGAAATTCTGGAGCCCAAAACCGCCCGTGGACGGACAACACGGCATGGTCTAGCGCGATCCTGAAAACCACCTGCGCGGCCCTATCGGGGGGCATGCGCGGATCGCCTTGGATGTCGGTCTTTCTAGCTCGTCTGGCCGATGGTTTCGCCCCGTCAGCGACTGCGAGGGTCATCCAGCACGCACTTCCTTCTCTGGAGGTAGTGAACGAGCAGGTTCTCAATCAACGGCTTATCTTCTTCGAGGTTGAGGTCAGGGGTTCCGACCGGCTGCGCGGCTTGAACAGGAACGGGTATTCTTCGGCCGCGCTGGACGCAGGCGGGCCGGTCGGTTGGATGCTCTGGCTCAGGTACTATGACCCACAGCTAGGCCCGGTGGAGATGCAACCGTCTCTCGGCCTCGGCCCCACTCCCTACGATTGGTGATCTGACATGACCTGGCACCTGAACGGTGAACCCCTCCCGCTCGACACCGGCAGCGGCTGGCCGGTGATCGACGGCTATCAGTATCCGCCCAGCGACCCGGCGCGGCTGGAAGCGGCGGGGGCGGTGTGGATCGCGCCTGAGCCTCCCGCGCTGACGGCCGAGGACATCTGTCGTCAGATCGACGCCGAGCGGGACCGTCGCACCGCATTGGACTTCGCCTATGACTTCGGGGTGACGGTGGCCGTGGATGATCTGGGCGCCGAGATCGCGGCGGGCGAGCGTCTGTTGCAGATGCGGCCCGAGGATCAGCGCAACTGGCAGGCCCTTCAAGGCGCGGCGCTGACGGCCTTGGTTTCAGGCGCGCCCGAAACCATCCTGCCTATGCGCGCCGAGGACAACTGGAACATCCAGACCACGGCGGCCCAGGTGCTGGGCGTGTTGGCGGCCATGACGGCCCACGCCTCGGCTCTGCTGTTCTATGGCGGCGCCCTGAAATCACAGGTGCGGGCGTCGGCCGATCCGTCATCGGTCGACTGGATGACTGGCTGGCCCGGCGATGTTTGACCGCCTGATCCTCGAAGTCGGCCTGATCGCGGGCCTGATCCTGCTGGCGGTGTTCGCAGCAGGCTTTGCGACCGGGCGACTGACCCGGCGCTGACGAACCCGGTTCGTCTCTTCTCCACAACCCATCGCGTAGGAGCCCGCATGTCCGCAGGCGACGAGATCATGACTCCGGTCACCAAACCGGAGGCCGTCAGCATGGCCGAAATCCATGCCATGCGCGGTCTGACCGACGCGGTGTCAGCCCTTGGCCGTCAGGTCGAGCGCATGAACGCCAAGGTCGATGACGTGCGCGAGCGGGTCATCAAGCTGGAGGCCCGCGAGTACGAGCGCCAGATCGAGGCCCTGAACGACCGGCTATCGGCCGCCTTCAAGCGGATCGATGACCTGGAAGGCACGCGAGATCAACAGAAGGGTGCCAAGGCCCTGGTCGACTGGCTTCGTCAGACCGCGCCGTGGCTTCTGGCCGGTGTCGCCGCCTTCGCTGCGGGGCTCGGCATCAAGAACGGAGTTGGATCATGACCGACACGCCCATCCAGCCGCCCGCCACCCGGCTAGAGCGCATCAAAAGCTTCATCGGCGATCTGGCCCGGCCCTTCGCCATCATCGCCACGTCGTTCGCCGCGTCCTGGGCGACGATTGTCATCGCCTATCGGGTCGAGAACGGGAACGACGGCGCCATCTTCATCGGCGGCGTGTTCGCGGGCGTGGGCGCCCTGTACATCGGCAAGGCGTGGGAAGTGGCAAAGACTGGCAAACAGACGGCCGAGGTCGAGATCGCCAAGGCGAAGACCGAAGCGGTCTGAACGCAGTTAGAGCAAGCGCTCATTCCCGGTCAGGCGTTTGAAGAGGCTGTCGAGCGCCGCGAGCAGGTATCCACCAAGTCCGGTCATGCTAGGCCAACAAGCTGAGCCGGATTTGGTTGCGGCTGGCAGGGCGGCCGGTCCTAGACCACGCCCGCAGTCCACAACGCGCCCATGATGCAGGCGAGGCTCATCACGCAGAGAGAAACCTCAAACGGCGAGAGCCGCCAGGCAGAGCGATTGCGGTGCTTTCGTGTGGGCATGACGGCCTCTCGGTTTCGAGGATGATCCGGAGGGCCAACGAAGAGGCGCCGCGTAAAGGCAGCGGCTCGCCGTAGAGGCCGCGCCACAGCGTATCCAGCGCCTGATCTGTTTCCCCCAGGGGTTCCATCGAATCACCCCGCCACAGACCGGGTCGGTCTGTCTTTAACAATTGAGGCATCGGCCGAACAACGGTCGTTTTTGCGCCTCGTTTCCTCAAAACTGAACTGGAGACACCATGCTCGACGCACGTCGATTGCAAGGCCGCCTCGGCGTGCCTGTTGACGGCATCATCGGCGCTGGAACCCTGACGGCGCTGTTCGCGCGGATGGGCGCGCAGAAGCCGATAGCGGAAGAACTGGGCCTAGCGGCCAACGTCCACTTCCGCACCTATGGCATCCTCGATAGCGGCCTTCGCCTGGCGCAATTCATGGGCCAGTGTGGTCATGAGAGCGGCGGCTTTCGGTACATGGAGGAGATCGCCAGCGGGGCCGCCTATGAGGGGCGCGCGGACCTCGGCAACAACCAGCCGGGCGACGGCCGCCGGTTCAAGGGGCGGGGGCCGATCCAACTGACTGGCCGCGCCAACTATCGCCGCGTCGGCCGGCAGATCGGGATCGATCTCGAGCGCCACCCGGAGATCGTCTCGCATCCGTCGATCGGTCTGCTGGTGGGCTGCGTCTACTGGAGCGACCGCAAGCTGAACGCCAAGGCCGACGCTGACGACCTGCTGGGCCTGACCAAGGCCATCAACGGCGGCACGAACGGGCTGGAGGATCGCCGCCGTCGGACCGCGCAGGCCAAGGAGCTGATCCTGTGATCCGGCTCCGCGACATCACCTCGACCGGCTGGCTCGCCTTCGCCTGCCTGGCGCTCGCCCTGATCCTGCTGGCCATGTGCGCCACGGACGCCCGCCAAAGGGCCGCTGACAAGCTTCGACATGCCGAGGCGTACAAGACCCTCAACGAGGGCCGCACGGCCGCTGCGCAGGACGCCAGCGCCATCCGGGACCGGGCCGACGCCCGCGACCAATCCACCACCTCCATCGTCACCCAGGCTGAAAAGGAAATCCGCCATGCGCCTGATCGCAATGCTGCCGCTGATGCTGCTCGCCGCAGGGTGTGCCAGCTCTCCGATTACCGTGATGCACAGTGCGCCATGTTGATCGGTGGAGAACAAAGGGTAAACTAAAGCGGGCTGGATCGACTGCGCTAACAGTGAACCAGCCCTAACCATCACAGCTAATGGAGATAGCAGTGGCAGCTAAGATCGATATAAGCGGCAGACGGTACGGGAGGCTAGTCGCCATCGAGAGGGCGCAGCCCCGGAACGGGCAAAACTTCTGGACCTTTGATTGTGACTGCGGAATCCGGAAGGAAATCCGCAGGAGTCACGTCACAGCTGGGCGTACGACCAACTGCGGATGTAGCTCGCCTTCATATAAGCACGGTCAGGCGCACACCCGAATGTGGCAGACGTGGAAGGCGATGAAGCAGCGCTGCAACAATCCTAATGTCGCGGCCTACCATCGCTATGGCGGGCGAGGCATCAGTTACTATCCAGGCTGGGAAAAGTTCGAGGCGTTTTTCAAGTGGGCTGAAAGCGCCGGATACGCTGACGACCTGGAGTTGGACCGCATCGATAACGATGGCAACTACACTCCCGAAAACTGCCAGTTCATATCGCACAAGGCGAATAGCCAGAAGACTGGAAAAGTCAGGCTGGTGACGATTGACGGGCGAGAGCAGCCAATTTTCGAGGTCGCGCGGGCGCGGGGCCTTGAAGTCCGCACGGTGCATGCGCGCCTCCAGAGAGGCTGGTCGCTAGAAGATGCGCTCAAACCTCCTGTTTTCACAAGAAAGGGCGGCACATGAAGGTGGTATCAATGATCACGCTTTCCCTACTAGGAGGCTGCGCGGGCAGTCCCGCTATCGTCAACATGACGTCGTCTCCTTGCAGTTCACTTATTCCGCAGGGGTGGACTGAGCCTGTCCCGTCCACCGCCCTTCCGCAGGAGCCCTCCGACGAGCGGGATTGGATGGCGTTCGGGGTGGCGCAGACCGGCGCCCTGCGGACGGCCAATGGTCGGACGGCGGACGTGATCGGGATCGTGCGGGCGTGCGAGGCGCGGGACGCCCAGGCCGTGGAGCGGATAGGGCGGCCGTGGTGGCGAATTTGGCGTTAGCGTCGACTCGGAAGATGGTCCGATTTGGGAAATCTGTGCGATTTGAATTGCTTAGTGAATTCAGCCGCATGGATGAAGCAGCACTTAGAAAGTGGTGGACAGACTCCCGCTAACCGGGCAAAGTCAAGAGCAGACAGGGTGGCGCTCGCCGCTCAGTTTACCGGCCCGGGGTCATCGAGTCGGATAGCTTCGGCAGTGGGAAGTCACAAACTCCCAACGACCGAGACGAAAGCGAACGTAAGCGATAACGCTCACCGCTTTCGGCCAAGAGCAGACAGCACGCATGCCGTCCTCCTTTCTAGGGTCTCCGGGTTAAAGCCCGGAGGCTCCGGAACGCCCCATGCGCCCCGCCCGTAAAGGGCGCTAGTGAGGCTGGAGCAACTAGAAAGAAGGCGACGAGCGCCACGGCTATGAATTCGTCAAGCCGTCACGGGAGTCAACGCCCTAGATCGTCTGCATGCGCTATATGTGGTGCTTGACGAGGAACAAATCAGCATTTTCCCAAGATGTAGGGCTCGCATAAGGAGTGCTTTATATGCACCGTCACTTATGTTCCCAGCGTCGAGCCTCAGGCTCCGCTATCGAGGCCCGCTCTCTTCGGAGGGCGGGCTTTTTTGTCGTTGGGAACCACCCTCAATCGGGTCAGTTGGACCATCGCAGCCCTCCCCATCCTCTGGGGGCTGTCCATGAACCGTCGGCCCTCCGTTGGCGCCCCAAGCGCTGGCGGAGGGCTTTCAGTTCTGCAGGACGCCGCGCTCGATCAGACCGAGGACGACCGGATCCTGGAGGGATGCGGCGACTTCACGCGCAAAAGCGCGATGCGCCTCGGCCTCGTCAATGATCAGGCGCTGACTGCCGTCTCGATGCGAGGAGAGACGGAAGGAAATCTCGCGCTGTTGCTTTGCCAGACGTTCTATCCGAACCAACTTCACACCCGCCTGATCTCGTAGGGTGGCGCGGGAACTGACGACCATGATCGACCTCCTGAACAGGTCGATAAAGCTCAGGGTGCGGAGAAGGGTTCCCGTCGTTCGGAACCCTTCTCGATCGGTCCTGTTGCTCTACTACGCTGCACCTCGCTGGCCCGCAGCGTACGGGGAGACGAGCGCCCTCCGCTGTCGTCCGCAGTGGAGCGGCGCTCACCTCCCAGGAGAAGCTGGCCTAAGCGGCGACTGACCAAGTCCCCTTCTTGGCATTCTCAATAATTTTAATGTTCGCGGTTCTTGCGAAAGTCGCAACGAAGGCATGGTGAACGCTTAAAACCGCCTCTTGAATATTCTGATCGTCCTCGATCATTGTAACCTCCAGACCGATCTCGCGACATTTGTCGGCCGGATAATGCTGCCCATGCTCGGTCTGCTCTGCATAGTTCATCAGCTCACCGATAGTGGCTGCAGCTTGGGTTGCTGCGTCTTCGCGCCCAGCGAACATGTTGCCCTCCAGCCAGGCGGCAACCATTTTCGTCGCCCCTTCGATCTGTCTTTCACAATCGCCTATGAAGGCAGGCGGATATTTTGAGAAAACCTGCTGCCACACGATCTGCTTCAGCGGCTCGGCGCGGATTTCCTCGATTGCCCGATCCATTTCCTTGATTACGCCCATCGCCGGAATTCCCCGCACCTGCGGATCCGTCGGGCCCAAGCAAGAATGCTTGCCCATCATAATCTCTTTGGACGCACACGAGATCATCGTGCCAGAGGACATCGCCATCTGAGGGATAATCACTCGGATATCCTTGCCGAACATCTGGTAGAGATATTCAACAAGCGCTCTCGCGGCTTCTATACCGCCCCCCGGGGTGTGGAGGAACAGGTCCAAGCCTTTGGTCCGGTCTAGCCCGTGCACGACGGCCATCATACCGTTCATGTCGAAGTCGCTAATGCCCAACTCTGGGTGCGACGCTTTCTGGAGGAAACCAGAATAATAAGCGATTATCGTTCGCCCTAGCTGATCCTCAGCCTTTTCGAGGTACTCAGCGCGAACGCTGTCACAAGCCTCAGGCGTACCGCCGAGGTCGTCGATTTGCTTATTGACCGCGTTCCAGGTGGGCATTGTCCGGCATCGAATACGACCGAACAGTGATCGGCCTATAGGAGCCGTAACCTGAAAAAACCGAATCAGCTAGCTGATTAACCAGCGCGTTTGCGTCTGCCAGAACGCCAGTATTGCTGTTGAGGATGACACCCACGCTACGCAGGTTCTCTTCACGCGACATCGTCTTCCCCCCGCTCAACTTCGATATTTCGGCTCGCCGTATCAT